GACATTGCCTCCGGTGGGGCTATACTCGGCCTTTGCCTGGGAGACCTGGCGCCCGTAGAGGTCCCAGGGCTCGATCATGCCCGAGTAGAACTTGTGGGTCTCCAGCTCGCCCATGTCTTTGACGAAGTCGGCCATGCCGGCCTCATCCATGTCCTTCTTGATGGCCGCGTTGGCCACGGCGAAGGCGGAGCTTTCACAGGTATCGGTCGATCCGCCATCAGCTTGGCAGTCGCGGAAGCGGCTGTTCCAGGCCCCCACCCACTGGCGGCGCTTCTCCAGGGAGAGAGGCTTGACGTTCGAGGGGAGCTTCGAGTCGCTGGCGCCGCTGAATATCTTCTCGGCTACGTCGTGGTCCGGCACGGAGGTCACCTCGTGGCTTTTTCGACGGCACGGTCGACGGCACTGGCGACCCTAGTTTGTAGGAAGCTGTCCAGATCGTCAACCCCCCGCCAGCCGGCAGTTCGGAAGATCGGCCGTTGAGGTGAGCCCTGGACGAAGACGTTGTACGGGGCGATGTTGGCGTTCGAGCCCACCGTACCCGTGATGGCGCCGAAGCTCACGTCGACTTTACTGCTCCATGACCGGCGCAACGTGCCGGTCCGGCGGTAGCCGCTGGCCGTGAGACGTTGGGGTGGGTAGGTGGCCACGAAGCGCTGCCCCTCAGCCACGACCTGCCGTAGAGCGCCGGCGATCTCACGCTTCAGGCCCTTGACGTTCACCTCAGCCCCGACGGGGCGGATGGGAATAATGCGAATACGAGGGCCGCGGCCGGTCGTCAATTGATCTCAGGGTGGACGATCACGCGGCCGTTGTTCGTGTTGGGGAAGGTGAAGACTTTGGCGGCAGCATCGGTGAACTGCATCTCATACTCGTACTCGCCCGGGGTGTCGGTGTCGCCAGCTCCGGCCCAGTCGTAGTCGGCGCGACCGTCTGTGGGTGCGCCAACAATGGTCCCAACGCCCGCGGCGATCTTCAGCGTCGTCGCCGGCAGGGGGCCGCGCATGTGGAACTCCAGCGCCCCACCCGTCAGGTCGACGGGATTACCCACGGTGGCCGGCGCGACCGGCGCGTCGCGGAGGATCAGAGCCAGATTCGGTCCGGTGTCGTTCTCCTTGATGTTGAACGCCACGGCTCACCCCCTCTGGTTGGGTCTAAGGGACCGTCGACAGGCCGGTGCGTGAAACCTCTCCACGGCCCCGATAGCCCGCCCTGATTCTAGCACTCCTCCGCCTGCTGTGTCCCGTCGGTGATCTCTTCCGCGACGAGGTTGCCCTGATGGATCAGGAAGGCGAAGCCGGCCAGGGTTGCCGGCAGCTCTACGAGCTTCTGGATGCCGCTGGTCACCTCGATGGCCGTGGACTGGCCGGTGTGGACCAGCTCGGCAGTTAGCGACTTCATGATAGACGTGGGCGGATGGGGCGGATGCGGATGGCGACCATCTAGTTAAGGGCAATCTGGTAGATCAGGCCAGTAATCCTGTCAGTGATCCAGAGGGTACGCCCATCAAATGTCATATTGCGCGATTGGTTGCCAGGAGTCGGGAAAGACCGCAGCAGGGCCCCGTCTCGGGGATGCCGTTCGTAGATCAAATTATTCGTTTGGGAACTTTCATATATGCTACGCCCGTCGAAGGCAAGCCCAAGATCGAAGGCCGCTACGGTTGCGAAAGATCGCAAAATATCTCCGCTGTCTGGACTCAGTTGGAAAACCAAGTCACTGACATTATCAATAGCCCACAGGGAACGACCGTCGAAGGCAAGCCCTGGGGTATTGACGCCGGGAGCTGGAATCGATTTTAAGATGGTCCCGTTGGCGGGGTCGAGTTGATAGATTAGATCGTCGTCGAAGTCTATCGCCCATAGGCTGCGATCTTCCCAAGCCAGCCCTGCAGTACTGACGCCGGGGGCTGGAATCGATTTTAAGATGGTCCCGTTGGCGGGGTCGAGTTGATAGATTAACTCCGTGTCGATATCCGCATGCCACAACGCATGACCATCCCAAGTTAACCCACGCGGCTCGACACCGGGTGACGGAAAGGACCGCAAAATGTCGCCAGCAGCCATCGCCTACGCCTCGTCAGCGCCCAAGGGTGTCACCACTTGGCCCGACTGGCAAGCGAGCGCACCGACAGCCGATGTGGGTCCCCGTCACGGGCCGCGGCCCGGCGTTGATCGGGAACCGCTGACCGTCCAAGGGGCGGCAGATTTCATCGTCCACACGCGTGTCTCTGACGGTCTGCCACTCCTCCTCGTTGATGCCCCCTGCCACATGGGCTATTAGGTTGCCCTCGTCGAATATCTTCGTCGTCTCCGTAACCGCGATCAGGCGGCCCCGGCTACGCCCGAACGTGGGCTCGATCGCCTTGACCAGATCGGGGAAGCCGCGGGTGCCCTCATTGGGCTCCGGCTGGACCTGGACGGACCGCCGGAGCGCCTGATCTTGCTGGAGCACCATGAGCCCTTACCTCCAGAAGCGGACCAGGGCGCTGAACGTGAACGTGTCGGTGCCGTCCGTGCCGGTCGCGACGACCCGCAGTCGGAACATGTCCCCCACGACGAGGCCAGTGAAGGTCTCACGCACCACGGTGGCCACTGCGGCATCGCTGTAGACCAGGGAGGCGAACAGGCCCTGGGCGTGGTGGGCCCAGTCTACGCCGCCGTTGTTGCTGAACTCGGCAAAGAACTCGATGTCGGTCGGCGAGTTGGCCGATAGGATCGTAAGCTCAACCGAGAAGTTCCGGTAGGTGGAGCAATCGATGCCCGAAGCCAGGTCACCATCGTCCTGGCTGTTCACCTCGGTGGGGTCTGCGTCCAGGATCTGGGCGGTGAATAGCTGGAAGTTGACCGGGTCGGGGTGATCGTAGTTCATCACCCGCCCGTGCTCGTCCACTCGGACGATCAGATTCTCCTCAGTCATTTCACCGTCGGCGTTCTCACGCTGACCGAACAAGAGCGCCGGGCTGCCCATCGCACGGAACGTCGCCCCTTTGGTGCGATCTACAACTGGCATGTCGGCTTACCTCCTATGGGACGGTAACCAGGTCGCCACGGTTAATCAGCTCGGTGGCGATCGCGTCCAGTTCCTCATTGGTGAAGGTGAGACCGATGCGCTTTAGCTCAACCCGCAGGTTGGCGCCGTTCCACTCCTGGCCCCTGCGGTGCGGGCTTGTCAGGATGCCCAGGACGAGATCAGCGCTGTTCTTGAGCTCGGTAGCGGGGCTAACCTTGAAGGGCATCGCGACCTCCTACGGTCGTCTACGCTAATCCCCTCTGGGCCCATAATACAACCGGTCTGACCACATTTTGAGCCGAATCGCCCATCCATGCAGTACAAGCGCGAGTATGCGCCTACCTTTTTGCACGCCTCATCACCTCCGGTGGGTCAATGCGCATTATGCCACGGCCCTCCAAGGCCGTCCATTATCCACCAACGATCAATTAAGCGATACCTGGTAGATCAGGCCTGTTGCCGAGTCACTGATCCACAGCGTGCGGCCGTCGACGGCCAACCCCTGTGGCGCCCCGCCTGGACTGACAAATGAGCCTAAGATGGTCCCGTCCCGGGGGTCAAGCTCGTAAATTAGGCCGTCGCCCGCGTCGCAATGCCAGAGCGCATGGCCATCCCATGTTAGGCCGGACGGCGTCACATTGGGACTCGGGAAGACCTGTAGCACGACCGGCGTGCGCGGGTCGATCTGCAAAATCCTGTTGGTATTGTTGTCGGCAACCCATAGGCTACGCCCGTCAAATGCTAACCCGGTAGGGACCAATACGGGGGCTGGATTGGCGCGCAGAACAGTGCCGTCACGCGGGTCAAGTTGGTAAATCCGGTTGAAACTGAAGCCGGAGACAAATAGCGTACGGGCATCCCATGTTAGGCCGAAGTTCGCCAGTGACGTGGGTGGACTGCTGAAGGACCGCTGTATCGTCCCGTTGTCTGGATCAAGCGCGTAGATCAGGCCACTGCCGATGTCGGTATGCCAAAGGACCCGACCGTCCCAGGTCAAGTCCCGGGGGGATGCGCCAGGCGTAGGGAAGGATCGCAGAATCGTGCCGAGGGCCATTTACGCTGGATTATGGCACGGCCCGAGAGAGGCGTCTAGCCGGCTCGGCGATTCATCGGCCGCCCAATGTGCGACCGTCAGCTCCCACCGGGAGCCGCGCACAACGTCATGCGATATGGGTGTCGGTCACGGGTCTGGGCCCTGACCCGGTGGGGAAGCGCTGGCCGTCGAGAGGCCGGCAGATGTCATCCACCCGCGTGTCCCGGGCGGTCTGCCACTCCTCCTCCTCGATCCCTCCCTGCTCGTGAGCGAGCTTGTTGCCTTCGTCGAAGATGCGCGTCACCTCGGTGGCGGCGATCCGCTCAGCTCGGCCACGTCCGAAGGTCGGCTCCAGCGCTTTGGCCAGGTCGGGGAGGCCCTGGCGGCCGAGACCCTGCGACTGCCACGCAGTGATCGAGCGCCGCATGCTTCGGCGCGTGCTGGCCTCCAGGTTGTCCCACCATGTGTTCGTGTAGCTCCCGGTGAACGCCAGAACGTCGTCGTTGACCAGCGCGAGGTCGACCACGACCCCCGCCTCGATGTTGACCTCCACGGCCTCCAGAGCGGTCTGAGTGGCCAGCGGCAGCATCGTCTCGGTGGCGTCCTGTCTGAAGGCGGTCCAGAAGGCATCGGCGGTGAGGATGTCGTCGGGCTCCTGTTTGGATGAACGAAACGGCAAGGATCGCTGACCGAGGCCCATAACGGCGCGCGCCTCTCGGCCGGCCTTGGCCAGGACGCGCTCCATCTGGTCGGCCATGGTGCGTTCGAGCGCGAGACGCTCGTCCTCTCCGAAGTCCGCGAGGTCGTCCTCCTGTTTGGATGAACCAAATCCGTCGGACTTGTAAGGCTTGTTCTTCGGGTCCTTCTTCGGCCTGCGGCGGCGGACGGGATGGCGGGCTGCCGTCATGACACCGCCAGTACGGCCACTCGGATCACTGGGGTCGGCCGGCTCGTCATCCTGGGCCACGATGTCGCCCGTCAGGTCCTCTCCTTCCTGGAGGGCCTCGAACAGCTCCTGAGAGAGCATGCCCTTATCGAGCATGATCTGCCGCGCGGCCTCTGGCGTCAGTGTCTGGTTGGTGACGTAGAGGTTCAGCGTCTTGGCCGTGCTCTCCTCCAGCTCGGCCTGCTCGATGTCTGCCGCCACGTCCTGCTCGTCATAGGAGAACGTGACGTTGCTGGGCAGCAGCCCATGGAAGTTGAAGAGATACTCCATCATCTTCATGAACATCGCGGGCCCCTTGCCGCTCGACTTCTGATGGAGCACGAGGGACTGGGTGGAGGAGCCAAGGGAGCGGCCCGGCAGCGGGGCGAAGTCCTGATAGTCGGCTCCGAAGCCGAGCGCGAGCTGGTTGATGTACCAGCGCATCGCGTCTTCGAGGTTGAACTGGTCCGGCAGGCTCTTCAGATCGATACGCGATTCGCCGACCTTCGCCGTCGGGTCGAGGGAGGCGACAATGAGCGGGATGATGTAGCGAGTCATGCCCCGCTCGGCCTGCTTCGCCCTGTGCTGGACCAACGCATCGGAGATGGCCGCCTCCGACACACCGCTCACCAGGTAGATCGCGTTGGGGTTGTCGCCCGCGACCTTCTCACGGTTGAAGACGCCGATGTCCTTCAGGTACTGGGCGGCGCGGAGAATACGTGAGACAGCGCAGAGCTGCATGTTGAACATGGACTCGACCGGACTCGGGAACTCGGCCAGCGCCTCGACCTGGTACCAGGCCATCCGATGACGAACACCGTTGCGGTCCGTGTACACCACGGGGAAGTCCAGGTTTCCCGTTCGTGTGCACCGGAAGGAGTCGAGGTGGGCGAAGCCGACCACGGGAGAGGTCGAACTGTCCTCCTGGCGGATCACCTCGATGAAGGCGCCGTTGTCCTGGGAGAAGAGGTCGACGCAGACCTTCGTGATGAAGTGCTGCCAGCCCCGACCGAAGTCGGAGTTCTGCATGATGTCCTGCACGACCTTGACCGTCTCGGGGCCACCTTCCAACGTCCAGGAGAAGTTCGCGTTGCGGATGCAGATCGAGTACAGCGCCGACGCCAGGATGGGCTCGGTGGGCCAGAACTCCCGGAGCTGACGGTCTCGAACCTTGGGTGCCTTGCCCCATGGGGTGAAGCTGTCGGCGACTGAGGCGAGGTTGAGCACCAGGGCGTCGCCGAAGTTTTCAAGCGCCGAGCCGGCGCCTTCAGTCTGGACGGAGCGTCGCTGGAGGGTGCTGGGAGCTTCGGTCGCCATTTAGTGGGTGCGCTCCTGGCCCTAGGTGGGACGTGGCCAGGATACCCCAGGGGGTGGCTAGTTCACAAGGGCCCCGTCGCGCCAGAACGCTCCGGTCACGACTCGCTCGGAGG